TGCTCTCAGCACCTATAGTATTACTTGCATGGGCAGTATTTTCTGATGATCCAGCAGCTATGGAAAAGATGAAATTGTTCTTTGAATATTTTTCACAACTTCCATTTTGGTATCAAACAATTTTTGTTGGGGTTATAGCGAGCGTCTATGGACTTAAGGCAACAGATCTAATAAAGAGAAAATAAATGATAGATAGATTCCTATATAAATTTTTTGGAGTTATTGATAATTTTTTTTATTGGTTAACTGCTCCTAGATGCAAATGTAAAGCGAAAAAAGAACCAGAGGAAAAAAGAACTTATACTAAATTAAAAGATCATGGCACAGATATATCTTTTGAAAATGAAGTTAAAAAATGAGAGATTCTAAAGATATTGAAGCCTTTTTAAAAAAACATTATAGAAAGATAAAAGAGATGAGTTTATTTAGAAACTTGAAAAAAGAAGTTAACACAGGGGCTAACGGCACCCAAGATTATGTGATAAAAGAAGGTATAAACAAAAACAAGATTGCGAGTACAAAATGAAGAAATCTAAAGGTCCTTGTTGGACAGGATACACAATGGTTGGCATGAAACCTAAAGGTGGAAGAAAAGTTCCTAACTGTGTTCCTAAAAAAGCTAAACATGGAGCTTCTATAGATGCTGGTGGTATGTCTGCCTTAGGTAGAATTGAAAAAGCAGGTATGGTTAGAGGCACTGGTGCAGCTATCAAAGGATTAAATTTTAAAGGAGTATTTTAATGACAAAAAAGAAAAAAATAGATGTATCTCCTTACATTATTAAACAATCCTCTCAAGAAGGTAAGTTTAAATCTGATGACTCAGGTTTTGGCGCAGACGTATATTCAAAATATGGAAATGTTGGAATAAACAAAACTAAAAATAAAAAATCTTTTGATGGTGGGGATGAATTAGAGACTACATCAAAAAATTTAACTTACGGTAAGAACTTTAAAATAGGAGATTCAAGTAGTTTAACTCTTGAAGGTAACTACGGAAAATCTAAAAACAAATTTTTAAAAAGTGATACTAAAGGCGGAAAAATAACTTTTACAAAAAGTTTTTCAGAGGGTGGAGTAGCAAGAGGTGGTGGAGCTGCAATTAGAGGCACAGGTTTTAAAGGCGTTTTTTAGTCTTGCTTTTAATATATAAAAACTATAAAAACTATCCATGGTTCAAGGTGATAGTACAGAATACGAAATCCTAAAAGAAGCTTGCAAGACACTTGATACTGATGATCTGTTTACTGCAGAGATTGGTGTGAGACAAGGACAAGGTTCTAAAATAATTTTAGATGAATTAATATTTAAAAAACATTGGCATATTGGGATAGATCCATATGGTAATTTAGATTATCAACACTACGATAACTCAGGTTCTTACACTGCTGATTATACTAATAATATGAAGCAACAATTAATTAAAGATTTAGATTACTCTAATTTTACTTTGTATCAATTAGGTGATGATGAGTTTATGAAACGTTTTGAAGACGGAGTCCCCATCTACAGGGATAAAAAAGAAATTAAAACTAAATATGATTTAGTTCATTTTGATGGTCCACACAAAACTTACAATGTAATTAAAGAAGCTATATTCTTTGGAGAAAGATCACACAAAGGAACGGTGTTCGTTTTCGATGATTATCCAAAATTTAATATGGATTCAGTATTAAAGATAATAGTAAATGAGTTTGGTTTTATGCTACTTAAACAAGGAAAGAATAAAATTTCACTTAAAAGAAATTAATGGATCTCGATACAATATCTCTCGTACAACGTAAAATAAAAGAAGCTGTAGCTCGTTTAAAGGAAAACATCGTCTATAGTGTTGACACTGTAGAGAAACTACAATATGTTAGAGGTCAAATCAGATCTCTAGAAGATCTGCAACAGGATCTTAAAGACCTGCTGACAACAACGGAGTAAGATAATGAACAAGTCCACGGTTATACCGAAACGGACTGAAGCACTTCTCGGAGCTTACAAAGCTGCAGACGAGATTGAAACAGTCCTAGATCCAAAAGCACTCGACAAAGCAACATTAGATAGTTTACCAACACCAACGGGTTATAGAATTTTAGTTCTGCCTTATGCAGGGCCTAAAAAAACTAAAGGTGGAATTTTACTTTCTGATACAACTCAAGAAACAATACAGATGACTACAGTATGTGGTCTAGTATTAAAAATGGGTGATCTTTGTTATCACGACAAAAATAAATTTCCAAAAGGACCTTGGTGTCAACTAAATGAATGGGTTATTTTTAGTAGATATTCAGGTTCCAGATTCAAAATAGATGGAGGAGAAGTTAGAGTTTTAAATGATGACGAAGTCATTTCAACTATTAAAGATCCAACAGATATTTTGCACCACTATTAGGAGGACTAAATGGCAGAAAACAAAACAAATCCAGAAGTTGAATTAGATACTGATGGAGTAGATGAAGTAACAGTAACAGTAGATGCTCCTGAAGTATCCACTGAAGAATTTGAAAAAAAACAAGATGTAGATCTAGGTTATGTAGATGTTAGTAGAGGTAAAAGTGCAAAAGAACTTTTAAATGAAACTAAAGAAGTAGAAGAAAAATCACAACCTAAATTTGAACAAAAAGAAGAAGATGAAGACCCTAGTCTGCAAGACTATTCGGAAAAAGTTCAAAAAAGAATAAAAAGATTAACCTTTCAAGCTAAGGAAGCAGAACGTAGAGAAAGAGCTGCTATGGAATATGCTAAAGGTTTAAAGAGTCAGTTTGATAGTTCTGAAAAGAAATTTCAAGAAACTGATGGTAACTACCTTAGAGAATATAGTGCTAGAGTTGATTCGGAAAGAGATAAAGCAAGATCTGAATTACAAGTAGCATTAGACTCTCAAGACTCTAACTTAATTATGGACGCTCAGGACAAGCTTACAAAATTAGCTGTAGAGAAGGAAAAAATTTCTATGACTCTTGAGGACAGAGAATCTAGAAAAAAACAAATAGAATCACAACCTGCTGAAGCTCAAACACAAGCTCCACAACCACTAATTAGCACTAAAGCCCAAGACTGGGCCTATGATAATGAATGGTTTGGATCGGATAGAGTATTAACATCTGCTGCTATGGGAATACACGAAGACCTGTTGCAGGAGGGAATTGACTCGGAGAGTGATGGCTATTATAATCAAATAAACAAACGTATGAAGGAATATTTTCCTCAGAAATTTGCCGAATCTTCTAATGAAGAAAGAACAAAAGCTGCACCCGTCCAAAACGTAGCTTCTGTTAGCAGAAGATCAGGTGGACGCAAGTCTGTGAAACTCACCAAATCACAGGTAGTTATCGCTAAGAAATTAGGGGTGCCGCTAGAGGAATATGCAAAATACGTGAAAGAAGGAGCTTAATATGGAAAATAAAGTAAAAACTTCACGCGAGTCCGAAAATAGAAAGAAGCTTTCTAGAAAAAAAGATTGGACTCCACCATCAAGTTTGGACGCGCCAGCGCCACCACAGGGATATTCACATAGATGGATAAGAACTGCAACAAATGGTTTTGATGATCCAGGAAATGTATCAAAAAAACTAAGAGAAGGTTGGGAATTTGTGAGAGCCGAAACACTTTTAAGTGAGATCGGTGAAAATGATTATCCAGTTTTCTCAGAAGGAAAACACGTTGGTTTAGTCGGGATTGGAGGCCTTGTGTTGGCAAGGATACCGGAAGAGATATTGAGAAGTCGCGCTGAGTATTTTAGAAAAATAACTCAAGATAGAACAGACGCATTTGATCGAGATCTTATGAAGGAGCAACACCCGGACATGCCTATCAATATTGATAGACAGTCTAGAGTTACCTTTGGTGGTGGTCGTAAAAAATAATTTTTTTGCATTACCTACCTAGATAGCTTGGATAATATAAACAACTAAACGTAAGGAAATACTATGTCAAATCAACTAGAAAAGTTTGGTCTAAGACCATACAGAAAACTAGACGGTACGCCATTAGTAGGAGCCCAAAACAGATACACGATTGCAGCCGGTTATGCTACTGCGATATTTCAAGGAGACATGGTAATACCTGTCGCAGCCGGAAATATACAGAGACATGTTGCTGGAACTAGTGCAGCTGTTGTGGGTGTTTTTAACGGAGTGTTTTATAACGATCCAACTACTCAAAAACCAACCTATAAGAACTACTACCCTGGTGGAGTTACACCAACTCAAGGCAATATTACTGCCTTTGTTGTTGATGATCCAGATGCAGTGTTTTTAATGGACGCGGACGCGGTTTTTGCGAGAGCGGATTTGTTTAAAAACTACTCAGTTACAAACGCTACTGGAGTAACACAAACAGGAATATCATCAGTACAATTAGATGCGAGTGCTTCAGGCATAGCTTCTACTTTTGCTGTTCAAGCAATTGATATATCACAGGATCCCGAAAATTCGGATGTGACTACATCAAACGCTAACATTCTTGTTAGAATCAACAATCACTTCTTTAGAAGTGGTACAGGTATAGCATAAGGAGATAAAACATGGCAATATCACGAGCACAACTAGTTAAAGAACTAGAGCCAGGTTTGAATGCTTTATTCGGCCTGGAATATAGTCGTTACGAAAATCAGCATGCTGAAATTTTTTCGACTGAGACATCAGACAGAGCTTTCGAAGAGGAAGTAATGTTAAGCGGTTTCGCTTCTGCACCAACTAAACAAGAAGGTGCTGGAGTAGTGTTTGATCAAGCGGGTGAAACTTTCACTTCAAGATACAATCACGAAACAATCGCATTAGCATTTGCTATCACTGAAGAAGCGATCGAAGATAACCTATACGATAGACTTGCGGGAAGATACACAAGAGCCCTTGCAAGATCTATGGCAAACACGAAGCAAGTTAAAGCTGCGAACGTTTTGAACAATGCGCAAGTAACTTCTGCAACTGGTGGAGACGGTGAATCCCTAATCGGAAACGCTCACCCATTAGCAACAGGTGGTACTTTCTCAAACGTTCTTGCAACTGCAGCGGATCTTAATGAAACTTCACTAGAACAGTCATTAATTGACATTTCTGGGTTTGTTGATGAAAGAGGCTTAAAAATTGCTTCTTCTGGTAGAAAAATGATAATTCCAAAAGAATTACAATTTACTGCTGAGAGAATCATGAAGTCGCCAATGAGAGTTGGAACTGCCGATAACGACATCAATGCAATTAACAACATGGGAATGGTTCCTGAAGGTTACAGAGTGAATAACTTTTTAACTGACACAGATTCATTCTTCTTGTTGACTGATGTGCCTAACGGACTTAAATATTTCGTTAGATCACCCATCAAAACTGCAATGGAAGGTGATTTCGATACTGGTAACATGAGATTTAAAGCTAGAGAAAGATACAGCTTTGGTTGGTCAGACCCAAGATGTGTTTTTGGTAACGGAAACTTACCAACAGCTTAATAAATACATTCAGTATTTACCTAAAAGGGGCGGAGTTTACTCTGCCCCTTTTTTTATGTATAATATAAAGATCTAGAAAATATGATTTTGTGGACTGGCTAGACAGACGGTATAGAGACCACAAAATTTAACCGCTATACAGGAGAAACTATTATGGCAAACACAACTTTTTCAGGCCCGGTTAGATCCGAAAATGGCTTTGAATCAATTACAAAAAATACAACTACAGGCGTTATTACAACTAATGCTACTTACGGAGCAACTATTACAGGTGGTGTTCAATCATTATCTGGTGCAGGTGCAGTTGATCTTACAAACTTAGTTACAGAACTTACAACAGCCGCAGGTGCTGCTGCAGTTACTTTAGCTAATGGAACAACTTCAGGCCAAATCAAAATCATTACTATGGTTGTTGATGGTGGTGGAACTGCAACTGTTACTCCAACAACTTTTGCAAGTGGAACAACTTTAGCTTTCGATGCAGTGGCTGAGACAGCTACTTTAGTATGGAATAGCTCTATAGGTTGGATTCTTTCTGCAGACAGAGATGTTACAATAGCTTAATAATAAAATAGTGGCTCCTTCGGGAGCCACGCACACAGGAGAATTTTATGGGATTTAAATCCGATATACAAGCAACAAGATCAACAGCAGGAAACACAGGGACTGCCGTAATTGTACAACCAATAAGGTTAAAAGGAATTATTGTTGCTAACGATGGTGTTG